GGGCATCGTGCTCGACAATCTCGAAGGCATTGACCCACAGATACCGGCGCAGGTAGGAGATGACCGCACCCAGGTTCTGGACCTCATGGCAGCCCTTGAGGGCGGCCGTAGACATGGGGGCTGAGAAGACCACAGAGTCGTCTTTCTCGGTGTTATTGATGATCAAGTAGGCCATGTTCTGGTCGCACTTAAACACCCCGCACAGGCCCACATCCTCGCAAATGTTCTGGATGGCTGGGAGGAAGTCTGGGAGCTCAAAGTACTCATACCCGGCAAACTTGTTCTTCCCGGACTTGGACAGCTTGGTGTTCTGCAACAGCACCCTGGCCAGTTGCAGCTTCTTGTAGACATTCATTTCACTTGTTTCGCTCATTGGTCACCTCGATTAGTTTTTCTAAGTAATGGGCGGCTTTAACTAGATCCTCAATCCCGCCCTTATCCTTGTACCGGGTTACATACTTGACGATGCAACCCTCCAGGTAGCCAAGGTCATTGGCCACGATGTAATCCCAGGGCTGGATGGCCTTTTCTATGTAATGCCGGCCTCCTACCTGCTCCTCATTTGCTGTCACTCTTACTCTCCTGATATTCCCGCCATTGCTGGCAACGATGGTTTACTGGGCAAAAAGTCTCACACCTGGTACGGCTGCCCGGCCGCACCTCAATCTCATACCCGCCACCAGCCTTCTCCAGGGCTATAGCAGCCTCAGATTCGGTCTCATGGACAGACTTAGCCCTTACCCCTCCGACCTTACGGACGGCCCATACAGTCGGTTTTTCCCACATTTCCTCGGGGGTGCATTCAGGCAGGGTGGAATCGGTCTCCAGGGCAAATTCACAGGCCGAGTGCTGGTCGATCCGGTGCTTGATGTAGGCCTCCCGCTCCTCGAGGGTCCAAAGCCGGATAGGGATCTCCTTGACCGGGGCCTGAGGGTAGTCTGGGTTCTTGGAGGCATCCCGCCGGCTCCAGTCCCGGATGATGGCCACAATCCCAACATCCGTAACAGGTGTTACTTTTACCTTCTCAACCAGCCAGGCGTAGATGTTGAGCTGCTGCTCCCACTCGATCTTCTCGTTCATCACCGACCAAGCCGAGCAGGTCTTGTAGTCCCGGATGGCTAGGCCACCCTCGGTCTTAATCTGTAGGTCAATGGCCCCGGAGATCCGCCAGCCGTCTACCGTGGCGTGTAGGCGCTCCTCGACTATGTGGCTCTCATCCCTGCCATGCTCCAATATCCCGTGGATGGCAGACCCAAAGAGGCTCCAGATCATCTCCGAGACATCCTGCTCAAGCTCGTCTTGGAACTTGGCGGTCAAGGCCACAATCTTGGGGCTATTGATTAGCTGGGTAACGGACAGGTGGGCCTTGCCTTTAGAGTAGGTGGGCCGCTGCAAGACGTTCACAAACGTCTGGGGAATCCCATGTTTATTGGTTAATTTCATTCGGTCTCCTAGCAGTAGAGGGACCCATTTTGCTCCCGTGTTTTTGGGATGTCAATAGGTCGTACTCATTTAATTTCATGTATTGTGTGCCAGTGTAACAGGTGTTACGATCGGGATATGCACATCCAGCTAGATCTCCCGATGCCCCCGTCTGTAAACCACTATTGGGGGATCAATGGCAAGCAGCGCTTCATTGGCAAGGAAGGCAAGCAATTCAGGGTGGCAGTAGCTGAGGCTGTTGCTGAGTATGGGGTCAAGCTCGAGGGACGCCTGGCCATTCACATCGCCTTATTCCCAGCCAACCGGCGGCGGTTTGATATTGATAACCGGATCAAGCCTCTACTAGACGCCCTTCAACACGCCGGCTGCTTTGAGGACGATGAGCAGATCGATGAGCTTCACATTATCCGCCAGGGGATAAGACCCACAGATGGGTGCACGGTAGTCATTCTGCCCATAGAATGAGGAGGTTGTCTCCTCTCTCCCTTTAATCCTTCAAGGGAGATTTAGGGGGGAGAGATCCCCCCTTTTTTTACATCCCAGCGGCTTTCCTGATTTCCTCGATGTTCCCGAGAATCTCGTTCTTGACCCGCTGAAGGTTCTCAATCTCGGCCCGCTTCTCTTTGGGTGACATGGTTTTATCCGTTGTCTCCCCGTACATACGGATGAGGGCGTTGATCTCTTTCAGGGTGGCCTCGGTCTCGTTGGCGTACTCAGAGAATGCCACCAGGCCCTCGTTCTTCTTCAAGTATTCATCTGCCTCATCAAACCGCTCCCGCTCGATGAGACGGTTATAGGTCTGGGCTTTCTTGTCGGTGTATTCCTTGAAGTCGTAGAACAGATCCTCTGGGCCACGGGGTACTTCTGGGCGCAGGAACGGGCCGATGAATGGGTAGTCTCTGGCCACCACAGCAGGACGAGTCTCGGCTGCCTCCCCGATTACGTTGGATGCCCATTGAGCCATAGCGCCGGCCGTACCAAAGATACTGCGGATCAGGTGATCTGCCTCGACAGGGCTGAGCAGCCGCTTCTCTTTCCCGCCGGTCATCGAGGAGAGGAACTTACCCGCCTCGGAGGTGTTGGCGTTGTATTGTTCTGCGGTCTCGAGCTTCTCCATGCCACGGGGAATGACAGTCTCCCCGGTAAAGAAATTCTTATTGAGAGCAATCTCAACAAACGGCTTGACTGCGGAAGGCACGGGGTTCGGACCCAGGAGCATATCCACGGCAGCCTCTTTCAAGCCACGGCGCAGACGCTTCTCGTCCATCGGGTTATCGGTCCCGTTCTTCATCACATAGTTGTAGATCATCTCTGGGATGGCTTTGAAGAAATAGGCTGCCGAGGTGTTCATCGGGAGCACAATCTTCGTACCGGGGATTACATAGCTGCGCAGCTTGGACTGGTCATCAAGGAGCTGATACTCCTCATCATCTCCAACCAACATACAGTAAACCAAGGTCATGCCGACTAATAATGAGCCAGTAACGGCAATACGGGCCAAGGCACGTTTGCGGCTTACACCCTTGAGACCACCGCCAGCCAGGGACTGGAAGAGAACATCAATCGATTGGGCATAGGCGTTCATAAAGGGCACGGTCTTGGTAACGATCTGAGCTACCTGGCCCGAACCATGCCGCATGAAGTTAATCACGTTGGCAGCCTGGTAGAGGGCTTGGGCCTCATTACCGGTCTCGGCCAAGACACGCTTATAGGTGGCCACACGCTGGGCCATGTCGGAGGAGTCTCCAAAGTGGTCCAGGGCCCCGATTACATAGTCATAGCTATTCTTGTTGATCACCCCAATCTGACGCTTGACTTCAGCCTCTGGGGTTCGAGCTGGGGAGTGGAAGCCACCAATGCCGGCAGCACGGAGGATCTGGACGGCCGGGTCTGAGTTGGTAAGGCTCGTCACAAACCCTTTGAACACGCCGCCCATGAGTAGGTCGGGGCGCTTAACACCTGTTACCAAGGCTGCGGTCGGAGCATCCTTGAACACCTGCTTGAGCTGGAAGGTTCCAGACAGAGTAATCGCCCGGCGGGTCAGGTTTGCTGCCGCTGCCAAGGGCTTCCACATGGTAAGGCCAAGGGTCTCCATCCCAGAGATAGCTTCAGCAACCAAGGGATCTTTGATCTCAACCACCACACGCTTGCCATCCACGATGAAGTTAAACCGGCCATTGTCCGGCTCAGCTTTCGGGAAGGTCATAATCTTGCCCTTCTCGTTCCTGGTGGCGTACTCCTGGACGATACGGGTGGCAGCATATTGACGCAGCCCGTTCATGGTCATGCGCATGACGTTCCGGGTCATGTTGTCGATGATGTTCTCAATCTCCCGATCGGTGTAGAACACCACCACATCACCCTCGTTGATCTGTTTCTTGATCTCAACCTTGCCGTCTGAGGTAATCCCCATGTCGCTAGGCTTGACCTTTTTACCGTTGATGGTCACTCGGTTTACATTGGCCGGCTGGATCTCGTAGACCTGTTGGTCCTGCTCGGCAATAAAGTCGGTAACCACAGAAGGTTTACCAGCCTTGAAGATCTTTTCCTTGCCGATGTTGGTAAACGTGCGGGTGGTGGACTGGAGGGGGGAATGCACATCCTCGGCGTCATCCATGATCCGATACCAGGGCACATAGTCCTTGATATTGGATAGCACGTTGTACCGGTTCTCAGAGAGCATCCCGACCTGCCGCCAGAATTTAAGCAGGTTCTTATTGACCGCCTGGAAGTTATCAATGATCTCCTTGAGGTCAGGATAATCCTTGTCCATAGCGATGACTTCATCGATCTGCTCATCGTTCAATCGAACCTTGCTCATTACCAGCTCAATTGACTTGAGGTCATCCTCGGCCTGTTTGACTTCCCGCTCCATCTCTTTGAGCTCTTTGGCATCGGTGCTTGGGTCAGCCTTCATGTCGGCTAACTCTTCTTTCAAAGCCTCAAGGTTGGCCTGGCGATCGTAGTATTCGTTCTGGATGCTTCGGGACCGCTTAGCCTCGAGGTAGCGTTGGATCAGGTTGGTCGCACGTTGGGCTCCCAGCTCGTCACGCAGCCGGGCTTCAGCCTCATAGACCTGGCGCATACCCTTTTTGGTCTCGGTGGCCACAAACATCTTGGCCTTGTCATCAAACTTAATCCCACCCTGCATGATCACTTGGATGCCAATGTTTCCACCACGGATGGCGTTATCCAAGGCCAAAGAGGCGGTGGCCAGGTTCTCCCCGGTCTTGAGCTCTCCGTTGTACTTGGCAAAGTCAGCAGCGTTTAGGCCCGTACCAAACCAGATGTTCTTGTTCCGCAGGTAGGTAATCCCGTAGTCAATCCCGTTAAACGCCATCATCGGGATCTCTCTGGGGTTCTGGATCATGTCTTTGAACAGATCCTTCATGTCCCGGGCAGCGTTCAGAATCTTGGTCTTCACCACACTGGTGGCCAGCATCGGCGTATCAGGCACGTTCTGCTTGGCCAACAGGTCATCGACCTTCTGGACGTTTTCAAGAAACTTGATGTTTGCTCGACCTGAGAGCATATAGTTAACCAAACTCTCCCTGCCCATTCGAGGGGGTTTGGTCTTCATCAGGTCATCAAACATCTTGTGAACCGCATAGGTGTTATTGAAACCAAATACGTTCTTGAGACCCTCAAACAGTTTTTGTATGGCTTTCTTGAATCGATCCCATGCTGTACCGAGCTTAGAGTTAAAGAGTTTCTCAGCATTCACCGCCCAGTATTCAGACGGGTTGATGTACTGATACAGGTCGTAAGACGGGAGCACCGAAAGAGCTTCTTGGCGAGTGGTTTCCGATGGGTTCTCAAGAAACTCCATGATCTTGTTGAAATACTCTTGGCTGCGCTTGTCGGTATATTTTTTGATCGCCTTTTCCAAACTATTGGCCCAGGCCTTGATTACCGCATCCTTGGCCCCCTTGGACATCATCTGCTCAAGCGAGTGCATAAGCTCGTGCCGAGGTGTCACTGGATCTTCCACCCCTGTCGTACCAGAATAGAGACGGACAATCCGCTCGTATGGCAAGAACACACCGGCAGCTGGATTTATATTTAAATATGACGGGTACTTCGGAGCTTTAATTGATAAGCGCAGCCCCTCTAAGATCCACGGTGTTTTGATATAGGCCGCCTGAATTGTGGCAAACACATCAGGAGATAAGACCGGCTCTCTGAACGGCCCAGTACCATCCATAGCGTCCCTGGCGTGTTTCAGAAATGCTTCGGCTGAAGTAGATGGTTCACGGATCGCAGAACCCAGACGGAACATCTTGATCTCAGCTTCAAGCTCATTCAAAAGCCGCTGGGTCTCAATGTCCGATCCGTAATTGCGAACCTTTTTGATTAGCTCAGACTTCTTACGGGCAAGACGGGCAAGCGTTTCAAGCTGCTGCTTACGGGAATTTTCAATTCCATCTCGTACCTCGGCAACAGTTGTTACTGGGTCCGAAGCAATGTTAAAGAGGAAGTCTTCTTTCTTACCAAACTCCACCCCTTTACCCAGAATCATGTTCCCGATCTGGATGATCTCGTCTGCCTTGATGACAGGCTGGGTTGTGCGGCGGTCGTAGAAATATGAATGGCGGGTCGGGTCAATGCCGATCTGTATCCACTCAGGGTTTTTGATGGCGGCCTGAGCTTCCCGATAGGCTTCCTCAGGATTGGTCGGAACCCACTTACCTTCCATTGTCTGGAGTACATCCTTAGATGCACCAGCTGCTATTTTGAGCGCTTCAGTCTCTTTACCTAGTCCAAAAGTTACATCCTTGATCTTGGCAACAGACCCATAGCCGATTGTCTTGCCGGCTGCACTGGGTGTGCGCTTCTCATGGATTGAGACGACAAAGACGCCCTTGCGGTTAAATGCAGGGATGTCCAAGCGTAGTCCGACCGATGTGCCAGCCTTGATGTCCGGGTTGATCTTCTCCCGTTTGGCTGTATCCAGGGCGTCAAACATTTGCTCTGGTGTGGCCGGCTTTAACGGCTCAGTGTAGACAGGTATTGGTCTAAAGCGGTTGACCAGCTCATCAAATTCTTTCTTGGTGATCTCGCCACGCTGGAGCTGCTGTGCGGCTGCTGCCAGTTCAGGAGAGCGTCCCGGTGGGAGCTTCTTCTTAGCGCCAGGCAGATTCTGATCGATGTTGGCCAGATCGATGTTTTCAAGCTCAATCGATGGTGGCCGCTTGCCAAGCGTTCTCATTACCTTCAGAGCATCACGCACCGACTCAAGATCGCCATCGTAGTAATTGTCCGAAATGGTGTCTCGGATCTGTTCTTCTGTGCCAGCACCCTTAAATTCGCTCGGAGCAATTCCATGAAACTCTCTGGAAAGACGCTCTTCCTGGGTCATGTTCTCCGGGTTATTGGCCATGAAGAACGAATAAGCAAAGCCTTCTGGCGTCAATGACCTAGCGTACTTGTTGGTTCCGCTAATCTTCTCGGTAATCTTGGAACCCTCTGTCGGTGCTACAGGGGATTCCGGCAGCTGGTTGTTGAAGTTACCCCAGAGCAAGGTCTTCTTGGTGTACGGGTCTCCGTAGAGATTAGGTTGGAAAGTAAGCTGGGCAGGTGGCAGCTCGTTGAGTTTTGCCATCCGGCCGACAGGATTTTCCATAGCCCAGACCGGTGGGCGGAATAGCTCAACAGTACGCAACACCTGGCGAACTAACTCGTTACTTGCCTCGGTCTTGCCTTCAGCATCTTTCTTGGCCCAGTACTGAGCTCCAGAGGAAGCAAAGTCGGTGCATGGTGGAGCTGCAAGAATTGCCCATACATTGTCATTCCCATGAGCTTCCAACAGGCTTGCAGCATCAAATTCTCGGATGTCATCGCCGGTTTGGAGGTCATAGGTGACTACATTGAACCCAGCATCTGCCCAAGGCTTAGCCCATTCGCCAGACGCATCAAATAGGCTGATGACAGTCTTGTCGCCGTTCTTGCCAGACTTGCCTTGATTCTTGGCCTCTTGCTTCCAGCTATTGACTAGCTTCTTAGCTTGGGCCTGGGTAAGAGTCTCTTCTGCCTGTGGCTTAGCCGGCTTTTGGTCTGGGTTAAACAGAGCTGCAATACGCTCATCTTCTGGATCAGACGGCTCGAGGGCTTCCGAAACAGCTTGCTCGTCTGCCTCGAGCAATAGGACGTCACCTTTGACCGGTTTTTCTTCAGCTGCAACCGCCTCCTTCTTGGCTGCCTGGCGTTCCCGGTTGATCTCGGCTTGCTTTTCCTTACTTGGTTTAACCGGCAACGCCTTATCTAGCGTGATGCCCTCTTTCCGAATGACATCGCCCAGCCAGAGCAGGGCCTTGCGGTCCTTGGACTTGACTGCCATGTCTCGGATCTGTTCGGCCTTGGCTTTGATTGCAGACTTGCGATCCGGGTAAACAGGATTGGACTCATTAATAAACGCCGAAACCGGAGCTGATCGACCCTCTTTCTTCCCAATGTAGCTAATCGATGCAACGTATCCGTTCTTATACGGCTTCAGATTGATTTCGTTTCCATTCTCCGGCTGCCGAATTACTTCGACACCTGAAGAGCGGAACACATCGTTGTAAACGAACATCCGCTCTTTTTCGTCCCTGCTAAGCTCGTCATAGGGCCTGGCTGTTAGAGCATCAAACTCAGCCTCACTCAAAGACACATCTTTCGGAGCCTCTTCCTTAGGCGCAAACAAGCCAGTCTCTGTGGGTGGCGCTGCTGGTGCTTTCTTGGCTGGCTGCTCTGCTAAGCCTCGAGCTCCAAACAGATCCCCGGACGGCGGTGCTTCCCGCTCTTGAACCTGTGGCTGCAATCCAAATAGACCGACTTCACGGTCAGCGATCGCTTTGACTTCGGCTGCTTCCCGCTCGGCTGCGGCTGCCTCTTGAGCCCGTAGATCCTCTTCGGTCTGCTGCTGTAGGGCAAATTCAGACGGGCCCATCTCAGCCCGGATCTGGCCAATAAGGTCAGAGCTTGATGACCAGTTATCCCATGTAGCCTTAGCCTGGCGCAGCTCATCAACCCGCTGCCGGACAGCTTCTGGGTTATCAATGTTGATCCCCTCTTTACGAGCCAGCTCAGGATTCTTTGAAGCTCCAGAAATAGCACTGAGACGCTGCTGGATCTCCCGCTGCTTACGGGCGGCGATCTTGGCCATCTCTTCGGCCTCTTTCATGGCCGACTCATCGAACCCGAACATATCGGTGGTGGTCTCTCGCTCCCCGGCCAAGGTCTTGACCGCTTGCATAAGATTGACCGCCGAGGCTGCGCTCTTGCCGTCTTGGACCGCCTTAATGCCTACGGCTTGGAGGCTGGCATCCTTGGGGGCATTGAGGGCGATGAGGTAGGCTGCTTCGTCTCCGACTGCATCGGCACGATGGGCGGTAATGAGCTCCTCAGATCCGTCAGCTGCGATGGCGTAAGACCGCTTGCCAATCGCTCTCGCCAATAGGCCTCGTGCGTCTGCCTCGTCTCTGGAGATTCCTGAACCTTTGAAGTATCCAACATAGTCTTTCACCTTTCCTTGGCCGTCACGGATGTTCAACTCCGCATCCAGGATTGCTGCTTTGTCTCGAGTAAACCCTTGCGCCTCATCGTGTATCTGGGCAGGGATGGTCTTTTCCTTGCTCCGCTTAGCCAGGTCGAGTCGGTGGCGGCCTGAGATCACCTCAAGGCTTCCATCCGTTCTCCGCCAGACTTGGATCGGTGCTACCCCGGTGCGCTCAAACTTCCCACCCAGGGGCTCAACCACACCCTCTTTGGTAGCCCCAATCTTGAACTGGGGAACCTCATCGGAGACCTTGAGATCCTTAATCGGAATCTCCTGGATAGGTAGGCCGCCGGTCAGGTTCTGGACCGGGGGTGGCTCGACCGGGGCTGGTGCTTCTGTAGCTGTCTCTTGAGTAACAGGTGTTACGGCTTCTGCAACAGGTGTGACAGCCTCTTCAGGTGGGGCCTCAAACTCGGCTGCGGTAAGGCCGGTAATTTCCTCTGGAGCTACCTCTGTGGGCGGTGGGGCAGCCGGCGGTGCAGCTTCTGGAGCAGGCGGGGCTGTTGGAGTAACAGGTGTTACGGGCTCGATCGGGGTAACCGAGACCACATCAAAACCCTCTGGGGCTTCAAGGGTAGGTTCCACTTTGGGGGCTTCAGGCTTCTCCCCTGCTCCAGCAACAGTCTGGAGGGCTTTACCAACAATTACGTTCCCGCCAACGCCAACGATCGTGGCCACCAGGGTCTGGGCTGCTGCGCTGGGACGCTCTTCCAAGTATTGTTGGGCGGTCTTTTCTGGGTTCAGTACGGCCCAGTCGTTCATGTCCTGGAGCACGGTAGCGACTTGCTCTCCCGGAACCTCTCGGACGATTTGGTTCATCAAGAGCTTGCCAAAGCCGGTCTTCTGATTGATGTCCGAGACTAGCTTGGTAAGAGGCATTACCTCGGTGGCGTACTCAATACTTGCCTGGGAGACAGCGTATGGGATGGCCTGTGCTGGGCTTAGGCCCTTGTTTCTAGCCTCCTGGTAGGCGTTACCGCCTGTGTTAGTGGACAGCATGACAAGAGCTGCTGGCTGCCCACCAGGCAAGAATGCCATTGGGATAGCCATAAGGCTCTGGGTAAGACTTTGGATTCCGCTTGAGACACCTGCGGAGATAACGTCTTGTTCTTCAGTAGGGGCCTTGGCTTTGATCCTGGCTTCTGATTCTTTCCCAAGGCGCTCGAACTCAGACGCTATCCGGCGCAGAGGATTCTCTGGGAGGATCTTTCCTGTAATTGGGTCTAAGACTGGGGCTGCTGCCTCGGATAAGGCTCGGAATACACCGGCTGCGCCAACATTGGCCCGCTCGACACCGGTTACAACATCGCCTATTAGGCTGCCACGCTTCTCAGGCTCGGTCCCAGCAATGTACTTTGCACCACCGACTAGACGCTCCCCGACAGCTTTGGCCATATCGGTCGGGGTGACTGGGGCTCCAGGGGTGGGAGTAAGCATCTCCTCTGGGCTTACCAAGGGAGCTTCTGGTTCTCCTAGAGGTGTAACACCTGTTACTGCCCACGGATCGGCTCCAACCTTACTGGTGGAGACTACATCCCAGCCTTTGTCTGCCATTACTTCACCCGTTCAGGTTGACCGTTTCTAAGCGTCCATTCTTGCCCATTACTGAACTTAGTGACAAATCCTTCCTTGAGTTGCGCTTTAGCAGTTTCTGGCAATCCAGCCCCTCCCTTAGGAGCTGCCTTGGGTTCGGCTTTAGCTTCAGGTTTAGGAGCTGGTTCTCCGGCCTTAAGCGCACCAGATAAAGTTTCCCCACGGGAAATACGTCCAAAAGCCTCCCTAAACAATTCATCCCGGTATGCAGCAGCTGTTTCTGTACCGTTTTTCTTGTCTTCTTGCTCTAGGCGGCGCATCTTGAGTGCCTCTGGGTTGGCCTGTTTGCCAAGACGGGACTCAACATAATTGCTGGCCTCTCGGCGGTTCTGGGACTCAATGCCAAATTGTTGAGTGCCAACACGGGCGGCAGCCAGGCCAACATCCTCGTAAGCTCTCTTACGGGCAGCTTCCATCGTTTTCGGATCTTTAGGATCTGCCCCTCGAGCTACGGCAGCGTCAAAGTAAATCTTGGTGGTCTTATCCAGGTCTGTAGGCCGGCTAAGTACACGCTCCCGATATTCAGCCTCAAGATCTTTTTCCAGCAGCTGACGGGCCTCTTTGACATCTTCAATACCCTCAAGGCGTTTCTGACGGGCCTGTTGGGCGGCTGCGCTAAGGGTGGCAAGCTCACCTTTACGGCGTTCTTTGACATCTTCAGAAAAGCCTTTGACAGCCGATTCAGCACCTTTGCCAATGTTGGTAAGGGCATAGGGAGACGTTCCACCCATGATCCCAAGACCAGCTTCAAGGGCCCGCAGCCAGCCACTTTGAGCTGACTCTGCCTCGGTTCTGGGCTTGGACTTGGTAAGGTATTCCTGGAGGGCGATCTCTTCTGCACTTACCTGCCGCATCGGTCCTGTAGCTGACTGAACATCCTTTAGGGCATCAGCCAGGCTTGCATAACGGCGGCGGAATCCAGTCATGTCGGCAGGAGCTGGTTCCTCTTTAGGCTGGAACATACCTGCAAAGCTGGGATCTTGACGCTGCTGCTGGTCCACAATGTCAAATAGGTTTACATCCGATCGACCTTCTCCAGCAAACGCCACAATCCCGCCACCTGCAAAGTTTTGAGGAGAGAACATCTGCCCGGTTGGTAGCCCTGATACACCGGTTGCTTGTACTTCCGGCGTATTTACCACCCCAGGGAGTCCTTGAGCTTGAGGAGCTTGAGGGGCTTGAGGTGGGGCCATCTGGGCAATTCCTTGAGGATTTTCTGCCCGAGCATTGACGGCCATGCCCTTTTCAAGAACTGTAGTATTGGGTTGACCTTGAGAGGCCAAAGCAAGCATCCGTTCCTTTTCTTCGGCCATCCGAGCTTTCTCGTTGATGACCACCGGAAAGACTTCGGCTGGTATATCACCCCGCTGCGCCATCTGAACGATGAGCTGCTGTGGGAGCATGGCCAAGTCTCTAACAGACTGCCGTTCAGCCTTTTGAACCTTAAGTGCGTCAAGAATACTCATTGCTGTCTACCCAGTAAGTTGTAGAGGCTTAGACCGGATAACCCTAAACCAGCAAGCTGACTTGCAAACGATGGCGGCGGGGTTGTCTGTGTGGTCGTATACATGGTCTCGCTGAGCGGGACGCCACGCAAGAGGTTGGCCATACCAGCAAGCTGAGTTTCTGGGAATCCAATCTGGCGCAGAGCTTCTTGATAACGGGCATCGAGCTGCTGTTGGGCGTAAGCTCTTTCAAGGTCTCCGTAAGCACCCAGGGTTTTAAGTCTATCGAGCTCAGAGGCTTGTTGGGCAACACCAAGCTGGCCAGTCGTTGCAGCCAGACCACCAAGGCCTTGAGATGCAGCCAAACGCTGCTGTGCTGCCTGAAGTGCGGCCTGTTGGTTAGCCTGTTGGGCTTGTAAAGACTGTTGAGCACCAAATTGCTGGACACCCAAAGCGGCGGTCAAATTCTGACGAGCAGCCTCTTGCAAGGCGGCTTGGTTAAGTTGTTGAGCCTGAAGCCCCTGCTGTGAACCAAGCTGCTGAACACCAAGCTGAGCCTGGAGGTTTTGCAGGTTAGCCTGTTGAGCTGCTGCACGATCCCGCTCAAATTGCTGCTGAGCAGACTGATACGCAGCCTCAAGACCACGGGCTTGGATGTCACCTAGTTGAGTACCTAAGGCACGTTCACGCTCGGTGGTGGCTAGAAGATTTGCTGAAGCTCCCAGCATCCCTTTCCGTCCTGCTGCCAAATTGCCAGCCAGTTGTGTGCGCTGGGCATCCTCAATGGCCTTGCGCTTGGCTACATCGGTAACCGACTGCGCATAAGGAGACATATATTGCTGGGCTTGATCTACCCCAAAGGTCTGGGGGGCTTGCATTTGGAAAGTGGTCAAAGATGGGGCCGCTACCGTGGCGGTCGGGGCCATCTGAAAAGTCGTAAGCTCTGGAGCCCCTACAGTAAGGGCTTGAGTACCTTGCAATCCTTGTAATCCAGCTGCCGCCTGGCCAGCATACCCTGTAGCAGCTCCGAACTGAGCAGGGGTTCCCATCCCTTTGATTTGTGCGCCAAGGGATTCTTGTGTTGGAGATAGTCCAGCAACCCGCCCAGCCCCTAAGAGACCAGCTTGCTGAAGCGGTTGAAACACCGTGGCGTAGTCACGGGCGAATACACCCTGTGCAGTCGGTAATAACCCAGATATACCTTCCCCGCCTATAAAGTACGGTTCTAGTATCTCTGGTATGGTCTGTTGACCCGATACGGTAGTGGTGTTCGTTGGCATATCTATCCTTTACGCCGGCATCATTTTGTTCGGTTTAATCTCTTTGCCCTGCTTGGTCGTTCCAGTCCTTGCTTTGCGAACCCGATCCATCATGGCGTAGAGCTGTTTTGCCCCTGCCTTGGATGATCCGTTACCCAGGTGGGATACCACATCGGCCGGGATTACGAACTCTCCATCAGCCAGTCTGGCTTCCTGCAATCCACCAATACGAGCCTTGACCGAATCGCTCATCCCATCGCCAGGACCATCGATATATCGAGGTGGCATACCGCCGGCAGCCAGGCCAAATACATTGCGTTGGTCTGGAGACTTCCCGCCAAGCTCAGGGGTCTCAAGGCGGTACTCATCACTGATTTCCCCGCCAATAGCAAATTTATACGGGTTAGCTTTTACGGCTTCCATCGCCCGTTTCTTGGCAGCTTCAATCCTGGCCCTGCGTTCAGCAAACTCGGCCTCGGAGATCTGTTGGTTCTTACGGGCCTCCTCGAGGTACTTCTCTTCCTCATTGATGGCTGCCAGGCCGCTTACCCCCATATAGGTGGATGCCATAGCGCCACGGCCAAACTTAGAACCAAAGGCCTTCATTGCTGCATCGCTAGTGGTTTTATCTCCCATAGCGATATTCTTAATTCCTCGACCGGCAGCCTCGAGCTCACCCATGAATCCTGTTCTGGCTGGAGCTGCTGGGGCTTGAACCGGTACAACCTTATCCGGCAGATCCATCAACGCTGGCCGCCCGGCTACTTCTTCATTCAAAGACTGATTAATTACATCGGCAGCGGTTCTGGTATCGGGAGCACCGCCATAGAATCCGCCTGGCTGGGCTTCAACATCTCCACCAAATACCCCAGAGGTAGGCGTTTGACCAGCAGCCTGTAACCCCTGATACGCACTGCTTAGACCGTAGGTGGTCAATCCCGACATAAGGCCCCGTCTAAGATTGAACCGGCCCCCTGCAAGAGAACCAATGCCGCCTGCCAGTAAGCCTCTACCCATAGGCGAAGCTGCAAACTGGCCAAGACTTCCAAGTCCCGCAAACATTCCTCCTGGTATGAAAGGAAGGATGTATTGAGCGTTTTGCCCAAGGGTTTTGAATCCACTAGATATAGCATCAGAGACTCCTCCTAGGCCTATATTTTCAGCAACATCCCGAACAGGTCTGGTGTAAGTATTGATATTGAATAGGTCTTTGAGCTTGAACGCCTCAGGCAGCCCAGTCTTTGGGTTCACCGTCATCGATGTACCTGATCGCTGGGCCATGCGCTGCATAGCGGCTACTTCATCAGGCCTCATGTGAACAAGCATCGAATCGCCACCACGGCCTTGTCTGGCCAGATTGGCAATCCCTTGTCTATTCATATTCATATCATTTCACCCCGTCTGCGCTCGAGCAAGCCTTGAAGTCTGACAATCTGCTCCGGCGTTAGCGTATTTACATCAAAGGTTGGTGCTTGTGTTCCAGTTGCAAATGTCGTGCGCAAAGATCCAATTCCACCAGGTGCTGGGCCACCAAGTAGTGGAGAGGTAGTTGCCGATCCTTGAGGCATCTGGTTTGGAGTAATACCAATCATCTCGGTAAGTTTGTCACCATAGATACTTTGTGCTGCGCTCCAAAGCTCCTGAAGACCCTTGGTAGAACCAATCTGAGCTGCCGGCTGATAGGTGTAAGTCTTTTTCTCAGGCTCTGGCGATTTCTCAGGCGTTTTCTCTGTATCTAATGCCCCAGCAATAGTTGCGCCGCCTACGATGGTTGTAATCGGATTCTCGGTAACGTAGTCGTAGATTGTTGATCCACCCTCTTTAACAATATCAGTTATGACATCGGTAATTGGGCGGTCTGTTCCTGGTGGCAGATCTTCGCTGCGAACACTTCTATCAATGACCTCAGCCGTACCCTGCTCCCCAAATCCTGGAGCGTTGGGATCTACATACCCAGGGGTGACCACATCAGTACCCGGAGAGAATGTTGGGTTCCCGTCAATATCGGTTGCCATCGTTGAACCATCGTCAAACATTTGAAGCGTTGATCCGTCATCAAATCTGTAAATGTTTCCTTCTTGGCCAGGTAAATTGACCGTCTGACTAAATAAGTCCTGAACCGGCAAAGTTTCTACCGGTGGTGATGAAATCGCTGCTACTGGTACGCCAGCGATTTCTGATATGTCTACTGGTCCAGGAGGAGCAACGGGGAACACTTCTGTGCCCGCCTCGGACACTAATGGTCCTACCTCTCCGCCCGGTGGCGGTACAGCAGCATTTGGATCTGGGATAGAAAGAGTTTCTACACCGCCAGATGGAGTAAATCCTGTAGCATCCCCAGCAGCTGGAGTTATGAAGTCAGTAGCTGGAGATGAGGTGACAGCGCCAGCGGTATCTGTGGCCAGGGTTGATCCATCGTCAAAGAATTGAATCGATGAACCATCATCAAAGAATTGGGTAGTTCCGTTTACATCCACACCGGGGGCGGTTCCGAATGAATCCATAACAGCCCCAACGCCTTGTTGAACAACGTAGGTTTTCACTCCATTGACCAAGGCGTCTTCAAGAGATCCACCTTCTTCAAGAGTATCGATTCCCTCGATGTACGGCAGCGCCCAGGCATTGCCTGTGGAAACAGCTGCTACTTGAACGACTGTCTTTAATGGATCATCGATGGCTGCCTGAACCACATTGGATACGGTATCTCCTACCCATTCAACCGCATCACCGGCAAAGTCAACAACATCACCTATTGCGTCACCAATTGCGTCTACTACGCCACCCATTATTTCTTCTCCTTCATTAGGTCATCACCGCTGCGGGTGGGACCAGCCTTGAAGATTGATTGATACATCCCATTAGGAAGTTTTTGAGTTTGGAAGCCCATTCCTTCACGAGGGGGTTTCCGGGCGATAGACTTAAAAATGGTATTGATACTTGGATCTCGATATTGGGTTACTAGAAAGTCAAACCCCATGTCATAGATCTCTTTGGTAAATCGATAGCTGTTATCCAAGTAATTCCTGGGAACGTCTGCGTTCAAAGCCCGAAAGAAACCGGTTCTCTCTTTGCCCTTGTGGACAATAAAGATTGTGTTACCAAATCGCATTGGCAACGTACCTGGTTGTTTTAACTCTGTTTTGATTCCCGCAAGGACAGCTCGAGGGGGAACATCTTCCTCTTGATTGGCGGCAGCGATGCCAAGTAACTCTGTACTAGAGAGCATTCGCTGTTTGCTATCGACAAATCCGGCCATTAGGTCACCTCAAATATGGCGGCGGAATAGACGTTACCCATACCAGCCGCTAAACTCAAAACCAGCCCTTCGGGGGCTGCCGTGTCTTGCGACAAAAATACCGAGTCATTTTGGGTGCGATTGGGAATGGCCGGGACTACGCCTCTGGAGATTGACTCGAAAAGCATGACGCTTTCCAGAAGCCCGCTTGCCCCCATCGTATGTCCGATTTTAGGCTTAAAACTGGTTGCAATAAAGCCCCCTGGTAAAGATCGTTCAAGGGCGGCTTTTTCAGCCTGATTATTCGATGGCGTTCCCGTACCGTGGGTTTTGACAATTTTGATCCTGTCCGGGTGGTACTGGGTCTGAGCCAAAGCCCCCCAGATTGCTTTTACATACCCTTCCCCATCCTCCCGTTGGCCTATGGCGTTTGAGCAGTTCTCACTGGCCGTATAAGCACCGCACAACCGGGCTATGGGTGTAACACCTGTTACTTTTACCGCCTGGTCGCTCTCAAAGACAGCCAAAGCTGCCCCCTGGCCGACATAGAAACCCCGGTTCTTCTCATCAAAGGCTGACGGGACAATGCCCTCCTGCTCTTGTTTCAGGGTAAGACTGGCCCCGGACTCCCCAAAAAACTCCAATACCGAGTCGCTTACGGCATCCTCGACCGCCAAGACAATTACCCGGTCAAACCCGTAATGCTTCATCAATACCTCGGTGTCCATTAGAACCTTGAGACTCGAGACACAGGCCGTGGCATCGGTCTGGATTAGGTCATGGGCCCCCATTTGCTGGCCAATCCTGCCGGCATAGACCTGGGTAAGGGTTAGGGGTAGGAATCGGTACTCATACGCCAGGCGGCTGGTCTTGGCTGTTCTCTGGATACCGGCAAAGTGCTGATTCCCGCCGGCCAGGATGAAAGCTGTCTTACCTACTGGGTTTTCCCTAAGAAACGTACAGAGCTCAGGATCTAAGACTTTATCGGCCACCCGGTGGGGTACATAGAACATCTTGGTCTGAAGCCGGTTAAAGGCCTCTGGAAACCAATGCACCCTCTGGGGGTAGAAGGCATCCTCGAATAACTCTGTTACCTCGGAATAGGCTGTCCTGGCATGGGTGAGATGGATCATTGGATCGACTCCACCGCCTCCTGGATGCTGGTCGGCTCCCTGGTCTTATTCTGGGCCAGGAAAGCCTGAAGGTCCCTAGGCGTCTTGGCCATGAGGGTCTTGCCCACCTCTTCCGGGACGCCGTAGATGTCGCACATATAGATGAAGATCATTATGCAATCCAGGCTGTCAATCTCAAATTCCGGCCAGGGAGTGTCCATTTCATCTACTACGACCGTGTTTTTGTGCATAGGCTTTGCCACCTTAGCCACCTCCGTGACCAGGGCAAGGAACTGCTGATCATCCATACCACCTCCGTTTTACTTGGTTTTATACGCTTACTGTAACGCTTCCTACAGATCCTGTGGCAGAAACCCCTGTAACAGTGTTACTGGCCGCAGCCTGGACGGTGACAGAGCCAACCTTGCCGAGCGCAGAGACCCCCAAGACGGTCGAGGGCGGCATTTCGCTTACAAATGTCATGGTGACCAATGCTGAGGGCAAAGTGGGATGTGTAAATCCATCCGAATCGGCAGAGTAGTACTCCATGTAAATACCGTCTGATGTGGCTGGGACGTAGATGGCATCTGCTGCCCACCAGACCTCTACATAATCCCCAGCCTCAAGCTCGACTATGACGTTAGATACTGCGCAAGAATAGCCAAAGCTAGAAGGATTTTTCCTGGATATAACACTAAACTTGGTTGCACTGCCTTTGAGATCCACCCCGTTTTTTCTAATCCATACCCAAGCGTAATGTTGAGTGTTTGCTGTATTGACCAGCTGGAGACTATATTGGATGTTGTAGACGCCGGCATAAATAGCGTGCAGACCATTGTTGCCGGTAAAGAATATGTCGTTGTAAGAGACGTTGGCATTGAACCTAACCTGTTGTGGGGTAAGTGCAGCCGTCAGAATTTGATCTGCATCGTCTTCAAGACACATATAGGGGAAGTAAAGCCCACGGCCCTCCCCAAAGAACTCTCCACCAAAAAAATTGGCAGCGGTAATTGAATCGACCTCGATGGGGGTCAGGGAGTCAAGCTGGTTGAAGTAAAGCTGAAGCGCCCGGATAAGCTGGTAGAACTGAATCTGGTCGTAGTTTTGTCCAGGCAGCGGTAACGCCGGAGCCCGGAACTTGATCATCGCCATGCTTATCTCCTGCCGTCAGGACGAACATCAAGCCTGGGCGATCCAAGCTGCCAGTTAACTCCTAGGTCAGTAGATTGAATCTTCAGTGCCATCTGCCTTGCTCGAGCTCTGATAAACACCTGATTGGTATAGATGTCTACAGAACTTTGCACCACGGGCTGGGTATCAAAAGTATCGCTTTGATAAGTCGATCCTGGGAAATTCCTTGGCCGGATGATTAGATCAATCTCAGGGGTATTGGCTGTAGACCCGTTGAAATTGATGTCTGGAATAATCCTGCGGGAGAGCATGAACTGATCGCCGTCCTGTAAATCAAAGTCCGAGGACTGAATGTAAGACTCCATCGGGGTTCCATTGGCATCTATACCCCGCTCATGGTCGTAAAGAATGTTCTCGTATCCAACCGCCTGAGGATACTCACGCAACGGATTATCAAGCCAAGCGGTTCGAGCCAGCGTCCCGTAATACCATAACTGTTCGTTGTAGTTATAGACCACATATCGATCCACAGTTTGACTATTGCTGCTTGGGTAAAACCACCATACCTCATGGAAGCCCTCATTGGTTCCACAAATGATCTGGTCAACCTGGTTGTAGTTGATGTCCTGGAACACAAGGTTTCTAAGAGTACACGGTAGCGTCTCCACCGCACCAGCGTAGGCATAGAACTTGTCATGCCCCATCCAGTAGGTGACGTTATTAGCCGATATGACAGCTCGAGGACCGATAATAGAAATGTTATCGGCCAGCTCTTGTAAGTTGAATATCTCAGTCGTTCCAGTAAATTGGAATGAGTAAAGGTTAGATTCCGTCCAGACCAGGATTGTCTGCCTGGTTGGCAGCGCACGAACAATTTGAGATCCACGGGATACCCGTATAAAACCGGCCGTACTTATCGTTCCAGTCGAAGGTACTGTTTGTGTACCCGGCCTCCAGTATTCAGGAGCGTCCTGACTAGCCCAGCGAATAAGAAGGGGGTCAAAATCATCAACATTAGTAGAACCATAAGGCACACACCCAAAGGCAATAAGATGCTTATCGTTCTGCGATACCAGTATTTGCATAGCCTCAACAGGTACATCTTGAGCTCCTGTTAGTGAAGAAAGCAAAACAGCATTTGTATTAAGCGCTGTTACAAGATTGGATTGACGTTGCCAGTAGTAAATGGCCCCGTTACGGATATTCATAACCAGATCGTTATCAAACTGGTCAAACCACCAATCTCTTTGAAGCTGAATTACAGGCGTGTTGTTTCCAAGACCCCAAGGATCTTCTCCCCAGTTTCCAGCGCCCCACCCGTAACCGTATGTTGTTATTTCAAATCCAACCGGTATTTCATAAGCAGCCACAACCGCTGCACCACCATTACCAGAATCCGATGCGTTAGCAGTAACAGGTAAACCGGTTGTTGGACTTTTGGCAATTATCGTGTAGCTGTTTGCATTAATGACTGTAGCAATTTCGTAGTTTTGCTCGAGTACAGCCTTTGTAATGTTTCCGCCAACACCAAGACCGTTAACATTGACACCGCTAAAAGTTACATAGTCTCCAACATCAGAACCAAAAGAGTTATTAGTAACCGTAATTACCGATGAGCCATTTGAGGCTGCAAAAGTGACAGCTCCAGCCGCTGTAGTTAATCTTATTGGAGTTATATCGTAATACTGAGAACCTACGTTGATATAGACTTTTTTGTTGGTTCCAAGGGCAAGAAGGTTATCTCCAAAACTTGTAATCCAACCAAACATTTGTCGGCAAATACCAATAAATGTTTCAGAAGTAGATGCCAACCATCCTCCAAGTTTCTGCGGATAACCTGATCGAAAGCGAATTTTATCGCAAGCAAACCATCCACCTTCGTTGGTGTAGTTGGTCTGATCTCGATTCAGACCAGGACGAAATTGGAGTTTGATGAAAGGCATATTAGGCTACCAACCCATTTAGATAGACCGTCTTACCGTTCTGTTTAGTAGCGGTCAAGACTTGCTTTTTGAGGTTTTGCGGGTCATACGAGACATGGACCCAGCCACTGTCCGGGATGCCTTGGGTGTAGAACTCAAGGATGACTTGCGTGAAGTCGAGGTTTTCTGAGATCCACTGGGCAAGCTCTGCGTTTGCAACACCCGGGATTTCGATGTCTGCGGCTTGACCTTTGCAATGGTCTGAAGTTTTTGACCCACCGACCTTGGCGTTGACTTCCGGGTGACGATAGCCCGAGTTGACTTTGACTCCTTTGCCGTAATGGTCTCTAACAGGTTGAAGAACCTTTTCAGCCAATCTCTTAAGATTTTCAATTTCCGCCTCCCCGGGCGTGTTATCCATGTCGTGCCGCAGTGCAGTCTCAGACTTCACCATCTCGGCCAAAGAAAAGTTAGGGCTTAGCTGCATTTTGCTTTCCCTTCATATCCATGATCTTTTCAAGGGTGCGGCCGCCAAAGTAGAAACTCATAATAAGCATCCCCCATTGGCCCAGCAGCTCGACATAGTTGTTATTGACCTCAAGATCCCAGGCAGACATGAGGCCAAAGGCTGTGTAGGTCAACAGGATGAATACCAGCGTCATGGGACGGATGTTCTTGGATAACCAAGAGTCCGACTTCATGTCGGCTTCCATGCGCTTGGTCAGGTTGTCCTGCTCGTTCATATCCGCCTGGAGCTGGGCTAACTCACCTTTTTGCTGGAGCTCCATAAGGGCCGCCTGAGCCTTGGCCTTGGCTTCTGGATCAGGAATAACTTTGTCGAGGATCTTGCCCCCGACTTCTAATAGCGTTCCGATAGGTATCATGTTTCCCCCTTATCGTCATCGGCTACTTTCTCAGCAACTTGCTTTGCCACTTTACGGCCCGCAATACCACCGAGAGTACCGATAGACATATACGCAACAGCTTTAAGAATTTCCAAGAAAATAGCATCAATTGGTGCTAGCTCCATTGACTGTTCTTCAAACGTCACTGCCCAGAGAATGCCCAGCGTAATTGTCGTGAGCATGATCATAATGCAGATGACAATAAAGCCCCACACTCGGACTTCTACTTCTTCAGCGGTCATCCTGCTCATCACCACACCTTTGCAAATTTAAGAATCCCGTAAACCAGCAACGCCAGAAGCCCTAATACCAACCATTCTTTCCGTGTTGCTTCCCTATCTGAATCAAATTCTTTCTGTAAATCCTTGCGTTCTTTCCTTAGCCTGGTCTCTAGGGCTTGAACTTCGTCCACCGCCCGTTTACCAAACTCTTTCTCAATTTCTCTAAATGCGTGTTCCTTGTTCTTTTTCAGGTTGTAAAGCACTCGATACTCATTAATAGCATCGATATACATCATGTCACCCCGGCGCTGGACCTCCTGTTGCTTCCTGCGCCAAGCTACCCTGGCTTTGGCCTCTTCGTCCAAAAAGGTATTGACCTCCTTGGCCGTGTCCTTGATTTCTCGACCGACCTTGAGGGCCTCTTTGATACCGCCTAATGCAGCCCTGGCAGCCCCGGATGGGTCTGTTGGATCGGGCAATTGCGTCATAAAACATCCTTATCTGTTTCCCATTGTTTTGCCACCAGCTGCGGGGACGGATGTTGCGTGTATTGAGATGTTCTGTTTTGGTGTGCTTAGGTCTTGCCCACAGTCATTGCACTCCAATGCAGAGAGCTCATATTCATCGACATCCCGCCCACAATTGGGACAGAAAATCTCTACCGTGTGGCGTGGGATGATCGTCCCATCGACCTTTTGTGCTTCTTGAGTCGTAATCATTTCATTCCCCGTAGTGTTTTGGCAAGTCTGGCCCTTTGGCCAATTTTCCCTGGTTTCTTGGCAGCTGCCTCGAGCTTGCCGGCCGGTATCTTTTCTCCCTTTTTCACCTTTAGGGATTTACGCAGCGATCCAGGCTTTTTGATTGCCTCTTGTATCCACTTCTCGGCCATTCCTAATCTCCTTGAAAAAGTCGTTCCATTGCTTGAGTCGATATTCCCATGTCCAGTACCTGTTGTAATGATCAACCTGGTCTAAGAGTTTGTACTGGGTCTCGTCTTCCCAAAAGCTGTCAATAGCCTGATTTAAGGCGTCTGCGTATCTATCCGCCATATTGGCTGAGGCAGGTATGTAATCAGCCCAGACACCACAGGTTTCCGGCAGGGCCCCGTATATGGTCGTTACCACCTTACATCCGGCAGTCAAAGCCTCCATAGCGGCCAGGCAAGATGTTTCTTCCCAGGTATTAGGATAAGCCATGATATGAGATGACCTAAGCGCCTGGCGCACCTCTTCGTTGGGTGCATAGTCAATATGGGTCACCCCAGGCAGCCGCTTGAGCTTTTCGTAGATCGGAGCAAACTTTGGATGCTCTCGATCGTGAAACTCCTGGCCATAGATCTTGGTCCCGGAATAGACCACCAGCTCGACATCATCCCGTCCCAGGCGCTCCCAGACATCTGCCAAGACCTTGAGCCCCCTCCAGGGTGTAGAGGTGTAAATCAAACGGATATTGCTGCTTGGCTTTACATGGTGGGCTGACGCCTCGGTGGCGTTCTGAATAACGTAACACTTGTTACCCGGGATGGGAAAGTGCCGCCGGAATTGGTCGTGCTGCCAATGGCTTACAAAGACTATGGCGTCTAATCGGTCGATTAGGCTTTGATCTTTAAGGGCCTGGACATTTGGCTGGTCATAGCTCAAATGCTCCCAAAGGATGTTTTTCTTATTTGGATCAAGCAGTTTATGGGACGCCGTAGACTTGATTAGGTTAATCCCGGTCAAGTCCACACACGCAGCCAGACGGTCGTAAAGAATTTCTGTACCGCCTTTGGCTTGAATCATTGTTCACCTTTTTCCTTCGGTAATTGAGCCTGTGCCTGCGCCTGAATCTTCTGAACTAGAAACATCGCATTGCTCTTAGTCGGCAGTTCGCCCAAGGCATGGAGGATGCCGTTAATTTCGTGCAGTTCAAGATTCAAAGTAATGGGAGTCTGGTTGTTCATTTAAGCAGCCTGCTGTGCAAGGCGTTTAATAAAATCTTCAAAGTTTCCATAAAACTTTTTAGTTCCAATGTGTACACAAGTCATTTTTGGATCAAGCCACACATCAAATCCAAGTGCCGTAAGTTTTTGAAACAACACAACATCCTCGCTGCACAATTCCCCATTGACAATCTTGATGTCACAAACCATCCGACCTTCTCGGTCTTCATTTTGGTACGGCTCACTTGAATCCCAAAGCGCCATAAATGCTTTGCGGGACAGTTTTACAAAGCCAGTGCCAAGACCATCTACTTTAATCAATCCATTGTCACTCGATTGAATGTTTCTAGTCTTGATCACATACATCTCAACATTATCGTTTTTCTTGCGATAAGTTCCACCAACAACATCTTCCTCTCGGTGCAACAATTCCATAATCCACATTGGATTCCATTCAAGGTCGGAATCAATAAATATCATGTCGTCATATTTGTCTTCAACCGCAATACGAAATAAATCGTTTCTAGCCCGTTGAACCAAGGCATCGTAAGACATAAATATAGGGTGAACAAAAATACCCTCAGATTGTGCAACTCGAATGGTATTTACCAAACTGCTTGTGTACCAGACATCCAAACGCCCGTCATGGGATGGAGTGGCAATCAAAACTTTGCGTACCTCGTTTTGGTTAATCTCGCTCAAGAGTTTTCTCCATTTTAATTTTTTACCAAGGCAAAGGTTGCGGCTGGGGAGCCTGTGGTGGATTCTTTTGTGTCTCAATTGCACCATTGATGGATGATTGCATATTGCCAATTGTTACAGGCCCAAGTTCTTCTTGAATCCAACCAATTACTTGTTCTTTGGTTAAATCTTCATACGGAGTAAAAGTGCCAATTTGTTTTTGAAACTTGCTGACATTTGAAATGCTTGCAACATAAGGCGCATCCACTCCGACATACGACCATCTCACCATACAAACAAAATCTGGCTCAGGTGTATTGATCGTGTACATATCAGTAATTTTCCAAGTAAATTGCGTTGTCATAATCAGGCTCCCTTCAATGTTGCAAGTTCCACCTTGACAGAATCAAGTTCGGTTTTAAGTTCTTTGATGGCATTGACAAGCACCGGCACAAGACGCTCATATTTAAGACCGTATGCGCTTTCGTCTTCATTGAGGTTTACAATCAACATATTGTTTTTGTTGGTTCCGTACCCAAATTGATTTTCAACCGCCAATTCTTCTTGGGCCAAAAATCCAATATGTAACTGCTCACGTTTTTTGCTTCCATCTGGTTTAGCATTAATAACTTCTTCTGTTGTTGCATCATCGGCAACATACCAAGCCCGTTTATCCCACCGATAAGTAACAGGACGAAGTTGGGTGATCCAATTTAATCCAAAGGTAAAATCACTTACATCAGTTTTATCTCTTGCGTCCGAAGAAGAAATTGTTGTATCAGCACAATACAAGTTTGCAATACTGTTGTTGCCAAGAACAAAATTATTTGAACCAGTAGTAATTGAACCGGATGGAGAAGTTGATTGTCCAGCATTTGCGCCGATACATACATTATTGTCTCCGGTTGTAACGTCATATATCGTACTTTGACCAAGACCTATGTTGTTTACGCCAGTGGTTATTGCTTTACCTGACCCCGAGCCGATTGCAACATTGGCAGCACCGCTTGTTACTGCTTGCAGAACCCTATTTCCATCACCAGTATGTCCAATTGCAATATTGCCGCCTCCGGTAACTTGTCCGCTACCCATTGCGCCACCACCAATGGCGATGTTATTTGACCCAGTTACTGCGGTTTCATAGGCACGAACACCAATAACAATGTTGTTACCACCTGTGGTTAATTGAACAGCGGTATCACGACCAATAGCGATGTTTGAGTCACCTGTTGTAGCACGAACCAATGCGCTCCAACCAATTGCAATAGATGCACCCTCAAACTGACTGTTTCCTGTGTATGCTCCGAGCGCATTAGCACCGATTGCAACGCATCCCCAAGGAACCACAACTCCGCCCCCAAGGGCATTGACACCTATTCCTACGTTATATGCGCCAGTGGTTATTTGGTCTCCGGCTCTATAACCCATAGCCACGTTTTGCGTACCCGTGGTATTGTCGGCAAGAGCCTCAAAACCAACCGCTACGTTAAAGTCGCCGGTGGTGTTTAATTCTAACGCCCTCATACCAAGTCCGACATTTGAATTGCCGGTGGTAGTGGCTTCCATAGCCTTAAATCCAACTGCTGTATTGTTATTAGAATCAGCCGCTGTAAGCGCATTAAAACCAACAGCAACATTGCCTGTTCCTACAGTATGTGCATCTAACGCATAAGCACCGACAGCCGTGTTTTCAATACCGGTTGTATTTGCTCCAAGAGCGTTATATCCAAATGCTGCGTTTCTAATTCCGGTGGTATTTGCACCAAATGATTCTGAGCCAACCGCAGTATTTTCTCTGCCGGTTGTATTGGCATCCATAGCAGCATAACCAACTGCTACGTTGTTTGTTCCGGTGGTGTTGACATTTAATGCGTTATAACCAATTGCGGTATTGTTGGACGCCGTTGTGTTGGCATTTAATGTACCGGAGCCAAATGCTACGTTATTGCTTCCAGTGGTATTTGCAAGTAACGCTTTCCAACCAAAAGCATCATTTCTTCCACCGGTAGTATTTGAACCAAGAGCATCTAATCCAACAGCTGTGTTTCTAATACCAGTCGTATTGACATCCAACGCCTCATACCCAACCGCAGTATTTTCTGCGCCAGTGGTATTTAGAGCAAGTGTTCCATATCCAAGTGCAGTATTGTTTGATGCGGTGGTGTTGGATGTTAAAGCATAAGCACCAAAGGCTGTATTGCTTGCGCCTGTCGTATTAACATCCAACGCCTGATAGCCAACGGCGGTGTTGTTTGTTCCCGTGGTGTTGTCGTTACCAGCCTCAAAGCCAACAAAGGTGTTATTAACGCCGGTGTTGACTGCGCCAGCGTTATAACCAAGCGCAGTCAGATACGGTGACGCACCGGCAGTGGTCATCGACCCATACACCGTACCCAACGCAGTCGGAGTTGCCGCAGATGCGCCGCTACTGGCCGTGGCCCATGACAGGGTTCCAAGGCCATCGGTAGACAGAAACTGTCCGCTTGTGCCATCAGCGGAAGGAAGCGTCCAAGTGACATTCGATGCAATCGTTGCCGGACCCTGGAAAGCCACCCAGTTAGACGAGTCTGAATCAGCAAACCGGACATCGCCCTGAGCATTCAAGGTTACGTCTGTAAATACGCCAGTACTTGGAGTTGAAGCTCCAACGCTGCCATTCAAAGGACCGGAGAATCCTGCCGCAGTGAGCGTTGTTCCATTAAAGGTAAGGTTTGATGAATCGGTTAACTCACCGCTTGTTGTGGCATAAACAACTCGACCTGAGGTAAGGCCAGAATCCTTAATGCTTGCCGCAACAAGGTTGGTTCCGTCAAAGGTTAAGTTTGTAGAATCAGTTAAATTACCGCTGGCTCCAGCGTAGACAACTCGACCGGACGTTAAAGAAGAGTCAGCAAACGCAGCGGCGGTAAGGGTCGTTCCGTCAAAGGTTAAATTAGACGATCCAGCCAGATTGCCGTTATTGTTATATTGGACCTGGGTGTTTGAGCCGCCAGCAGATGCGCCGACACGGACAAAATCAGATCCGTTCCAGGCCACAAGAGCCTTATCGCTTGCTGTAATGGTTACCCCGGTCGTTGGCCCGGTTACCCCTTTGATTACAACCGATGAGTCCGAATTGTTGATGACAACATAGGTCTTGCTAAGGTTTGGGGCAAGAACATTTCGGGTCGTCCCGGGAGTACCTGTAATAATTAAGATGGCGTTTCGAGCCTGATTGGCTACGCCGTCTGTATCCGTTAGGGTGACGTTCCCGGAAGTAACGTCAATCGATTCACCACCAGCGATGGCCTCTTCGACCAGGGCGGTAATTGCATCATTGACAGTATCACCCCAAGTGCCTTGTTCGGTTCCGGTTACCGGCTGGGCCAAGCCCAACAGGGTTGTGTAATTAATGGTCATATTTCACCTTTTAAGCTGCCTCTAAAATAGGAGTCCAATTCGGTGTTTGGGAATCGTCTATGGATGCCCAATTGGGGGTCTGACCGTCATCGATCACGCTCCATATTAAAACATTCCCAACATATCCGGTAGCCTGGACCCCGGTTACTAAAACATTCGCATTGGCCGCAGCAACTACAGACCCGACCAGTCCGGTGGCCTGGAGCCCTGCGGTTGTAACATTTGAATCACCTCGAATTGTTGCGCTGCCAACCTCTCCGGTAGCCTCAACCCCGGTAAGATTGACGGTCGCATCGCCTTGATGGTCTACCTGGCCAACTTCCCCTGTAGCCGTAACACCTGTTACAAATACATCGGCGTTGGCAGCTACGGTAACCGTACCTACCTGCCCAGTAGCCTCTATTCCAGTGGTGTCTACGTTTGCATCACCCTGAACATCTACCTGACCAGCTTGACCAGTCCCTTCTACCCCGGTTACCAAGACATCGATGTTCTGTACTACAACAACATCGCCTACCTCGCCTGTGGCAGTAACACCTGTTACTAAAACGTCTGATCCAGCCTCAACCGTTACTGACCCAACCTGGCCTGTACCCTCCAGGCCGGTCGTGTCCACATTGGCATCGCCTTCAATGGTTGGGCTGCCAACCTCTCCGGTGGCCGTAACACCTGTTACATCGACAATGGCATCCCCGGTCTGATCGACCTGGCCTACCTGGCCAAAAGCCGTAACACCTGTTACGTCTACATTGGCGTCTGCCTGGATGACTACCGATCCAACCTCGCCGGTAGCCTCAAGGCCGGTAACATCAACATCGGCCCCGCCCTGGGCGTCTACCTGGCCTACCTGGCCGATTGCCTCGACCCCGGTTAAAAGGACATTGGCGTCCCCAGATACCTGAACCGACCCGACAAATCCGTCAGCCTGAAGGCCTGTAACGTCTACATCAGCCCCAGCCTCGACCGTAACCGATCCTACCTGCCCGGTGGCTTCAACCCCTGTAACGGATACATTTGCGTCAGCTGCTACATCGACTTGACCAACCTGGCCGGCGGCTTGTACCCCCGTTAGAAGGACTACCGCATCCCCAGAGATCTGGACCGAACCTACCTGACCGGTGGCCGTAACACCTGTTACGGGTACATCTGTGCTGGCTTGAACGGCGACAGAACCTACCTGTCCGGTAGCCTCCAAAGAGACATTACCGAAACCCCAAGCGGCCTGGCCCCAGCCTTCGGAGCCAAAGCCGCCAAGTGCTATCCGTACATCAGCCACTCCATCGCCCTATTAAGCGATTCGGATAATTGCGTCCGAGCTCGTTGCTGCCGGGAAGATGATCTGGAATGTGCCGTTGGTGGAGGTCTTAGCCCCGCCAAAGTCCAGGATAACCACTGAAGGATCACCCGTAGCACTGTCGTTATAGATCATCGCCCCATAAGCCGTAATCGTGGCGGTGGTAAACGAAATGTCGTTGAAATCGGTAAATGCAGTTGTACCGCTCGAGGTCGGATCTACATTGGTCAGCGTACCGCCGCCTGAAGTGTAAGAACCAGAAGAGGTTACTTCGTCAGACGAGGTGTAAGCCGTAGTGGCTGCCGTGAAAGCGGCATTATTGGTGTAAAGGGCCAGCTTGAAAGTATTGCCACCAGCTGCGCTGAAGTTATGGATTCCCTTCATCAGCTCCACTTTGAAGCTGGTGCACATAAAGTTTCCGGTAAATGCCATTTTAGTTCTCCAAAAGTTTAATGAGTTCAGGATGTCCTGCATCCTTCATACGAATTGCGATGGTTGCCCGATCGTTTTTGATTGCTTCCTTCATGTGGTGAATGACTACATGAAGGATGTGCTCTTTAAATGCCTGGGCCTGGTCTCGAATAGCAGGGTGTGTCTGTTGGCCCACATAGATAATTCTTTCTACCGCCCGTTCAGCTACCTCTTCCGGGGTGAAACCACGGTTATTGGTGGTTCGGACAATTACTCCGCCCCCTAATAAAACACCAGAATCTTTGGTTTCTATCATGTTACTGGATACCTCACCTGGCCAGAACGATAAGTATCCTGGCGATCCTTGCCATCGCCAAGCTGTTTCAGTAGGGTCATGGCCTCTGCGTACCTAGCCGTGTAGTTATCCAAAACATCCTTTTCGCCCTTCATAAAGGTATAGGCCTCGAGCAGAGAGCCGTACAGTAAGGCTGAATCAAAGTGGTCTCCCAGCCAAGTTGTGTTTACATCCACAATCGAGGAGGGATAGTAGTAATAGTGCATCTCCATCGAGTAACTTGAGTTCGGGGTCGGTCCCAGAATCATGGTGTTGTTATCAAAGATAGCGTAATGAGTCGGCTCTCCTGTGTCCGTTGGATTGGGGAAACAGGACCGAATAAATTCCACATCTTTGTTCAACAGATACTCTTGGACGCCAGTAGACCGGATGATGGAAAGCGAATACATGGCCAGCCAATCAGATGGCATGGACAAGTACTTATTCCCTGAGGTGCAGTTACCTGTCACATTTTTGCGCAAAGCCGGGAGCTGAACCGTGTTATAGATCCGCTGCTCAGCCTGGCGTATGAACGTATCGACCTGTTCTTTTTGAGTAAAGGTAACCGTCCCAGTACCCGCCGTATCTGTCCATTGGGTATCTGGGAAGTCATTTTCAACGTATGACTTGATGGTCTCAAAAAGGGTCGTGTAGTTCATTTAGCCCATCTTCTTGCTGTGACTGTTCCCACGGGTCGTGTTTTTAGTTCCACGGGTCCGTTGGGTCTGTGTGTTCGGGATGGCGTTTGGGTAGCCATTGTTATTTGGCGGCAGCGGGGCCGGCTTTGGATCACGGTATTTGTGCATGATTAGATCCCCGTCTTACGGACACGCATCATGGGCGACTTTTGGTTGGCAATCTTAGCCAGATTCCGTCCCATCTTCTTCATGTCCAGGTTGGTCTTCCCGCCAGCTCGATAGCCTTTCCCGTGCATCTTGCGCTCATGGGATTTGACTTCAGCTCTGGCCACTTTTTTCATTGCGGCTTTTTCCATAATTTACTCCTAAGAGGTTTGAACAGTTACTGTCCCAACACTACCCTGTGCTTGCAAATTATCCTGCAAACCAGTCAGTCTGAGGGGGTTATTGAGGCCTACGGGGTTCCATCCCCATTGGATGATTCGACTACCGCCCGAGGGCTCTCCAAAGGCGTCTTGGTCATCTGTGGGCAGATTTAACGGATCGATCTGAATGCCGTTTAAGCCAGCCTGGATGTAAGAGTTATCACGCCGTGGATTCCGTAGGGCCTGGGGATCATAGACCGGGTACATACCTAGTTGCAGCTGGGGCTGATCCGGCTCCCAGCAGGTACGGCAGACCAAAAGGTTGATGTTTTTGGTTTTAATTACCAGCTGACGAAGCTCTTTAAGTTTGTACCGGAAGCCGCAGCGGTCGCATTCCGCTATCGCCCACTTACCAGATGCAAATTTCGGCCCGGACATGATGCCTCCTAGTAGAAATACTGCCTTGGGGCAAACCGCACGGCAGCCTTCTCTCGGTCTTCCGAGGAGGCCAGGAGCCATTGTTCTTCATAGTCCAGCTTAAGCCGATCGAGCTTATTCTGGCCTTCTGGGATCTTCATACCTATGTAATAGGCCAATCCAGCCACCAGGCACGGCAGCATACGGAATGGGATGTCTTGGGTGTTTAGACCGTTCCCAGCGTCTTGTATACGGCGCAAACGCCAATAAACAAAGGTGTAGTAATTGGACTGATCCGGGGCTGGCCAGACATTAATGTTTGGCGGATTAATCCCGGTACTGGTGTTAGTCGTATTAGGTTCGTTCCCATTGATGGGGTACTTTGCCCCAGACTGCCGGTCAATCCAGACTTGAATGGGTCTTCCCTGAGCATTCTTATTTGGGATTGTGGCGTAGGTAGAAACACTAATACGGTTAATGTTGATGTCGGTCTGTTCAATTCCGGTCTGTGTGCGAACCACGCTATCCAAGAGATCGATGGTGTCCACCGGCAATGGGTATGTGATTGTTCCCTGGGTAAGGGCTATCTCACCCTGCTCGATGGTCCAAAGGTTTATACCCCGGTTAGCCCACTCAATGGTAAGAAGATTCAGGCTACGCCTTGCCGTCCTCATGTCGTAACCGGACCGGATCTCGCCACCAGCTCGTTCAAATGCCTCCTCGACCAGGTTAGCCAGGTCAAGATTAAAGTCTAAATTTCCAGAGGTAGTCATTTATCTGAACCTTGCTGTTTTGGCTGCAATTTGTTTGGGCTGCTTAACGAACTGCTTTCCTGCGGCTTTTCCGGCTCTCTTGGCACGAGTAGTAGCGGCATACTCTTGCGGGGATAGCGCCTTGATGGCGGCGGCTGGGAGGTATCTTTCCCCCGTAGCCTTCGATCCCTGCGTAGATGGTTTGCCACTCCTAGTCCCCCACTTTTGGTCCGTCCAGGCTTTTAGACTTTTCTGCGGCTTTTTTAAACTCATTCCAGCGTTCCCGTTGTCTGATCTGCCTAAAGTCCGTTGACGTACCTATTAACCAATCAAAAACATTCCCATCCGTCTGGCGGTTGTATACAGGGAACTTAATCCTTGTAACCGCCTCCGGCTTTTTTGTACTTTGCTGCCAGTAACTGAGCTTTACGGGCTGACCATTGCCCCGGGGAACCACCTTTTCCACCAGCCTTAATACTTTCAAAGAGGCGTTTCCGCATCCCTGGTTTTGTGTAGTTTCCGGCTTCATTGACCTTAGACTCCCCGCCCTTTTTAAACATAGTTACTTTGTTCGGATCATCCTTACGGGTGATCGTCCTGGCCTTGGGCATCTTGGATGGGTTCATAATCCCCATCCCCCGGCTCTTGATCATGGCTACTTACCCGCCACGCATCGAGATCTTTTTACCTTTGGTCTTGCCCTTGGAGACAATCCCATCGGCTGACTTATGCCCAGCAGCTAAACCACCGCCGGCCATTTTCTTAACACCGCCGCCACTTTTCATGCCGTATTCGGCCATCTCATGTTTGACCATCGACTTGGGAGCGCCCTTTTTCTTCATAAAAGCGATCTCTTTCTTGGCCATAGCTTTGGAATCTTTCATTTCTCCACCTTTCTGGAATGTCATTCCTTTACTTTCACGACTGAACTCTTTGGCAACCTTAGGGGGTATGCCAACCTTTTTTGCAAACGCCGGATTGTGGGCGGCTGCGTCCATCAACTTCTTCTGTTTGGCTGATACAGCTGGCATCAGACCATCTTCCCACGAGTCTTGCCACGCTGGGCGCAGCCGTCAGCCCGTTTAGAGGCAGAACCGACCTTGCCACCGGACTTGTACTTAACCGACCCGCCGCTGCGCTTGTAACCCATCTTGTTACGAACCGGCTTAGGCAGTTTAGCCAGGCCAGGGTTAGATTCAGCGTCTACATCCTTGAGCATTCCACCAGCAGCTTTCTTTACCTCGAGCTCTTCCTTGGTTTTGTCTTTGTAGACATCTTCCTGGGTAAAGCCGAGCTTATCTGCCAGGCGACTAGCTCCGATTGCTGCCCCACGCATACCTTTACGGATCGTGCGGGTCATAAAATCTTCGTTCTCATCGACCTTGGTTTCTTCCAACATCTTGGTTCTGGTGGATTTGGTGTCGGCCATCATTTACCCCTTAACTTGTTCAGCCAATTTGTCAATTTTGACTTCAAGCCTTTTAAAGCCGTCATCAAAACGCTCCACAATCCTGTCAACTTTGTCGTCAACTTCTTTACGAGTGATGTGGTCACGGGCCACCTCCTCTCTAGTACGGTTTAACAATATGCTAAGCCGGTTTAATTCGTCCATCTTGCCTTTAAGCATGAACATCATTAGACCTACGATAGCGCTTAGCACCACGTTCCATAACATCATCTCCATTAGCCGCACCTCCAGCGTTTCAACGACTGATTTAAGCGGCTATTTGGATCACGCCTGGTTTCTGGCTTAGCTAATTTCTTCATCCCTTCCATCCTGGCGCAAAATGAACTCTTCCGAGCAGCTCTTTTGCCGGTCGGACTCTTTTCAGTAACAGCTGTTTGCAATTTGGACCCCGGATTTGCCCTCCGGTATGCCTCTACACCCTTTTTTGTCATCCCAGCACCGGACTTAGTAGGCCGAAAATTGCCGGATTTGACTGATGTAGCGATTCCCATGCCCTTTTTAGCCATTACGCCACCCTTTGACCTTGTATTGGGTTGATCATTGGGTACAAAACGTCTTTTCCGAAGTCTCCTTCGTACTCTTGGACGCCCATGTGGCCTAATTTGATGGTTGGATCAATCCAAACCTCATATCCATGCTCTCGAGCACGGTCGCAGAACAGAAAATCTTCGCCCATGTAGCCTTCTGGAGTTACTTTGAAGTCAAAAACAGCGTGTAAATGCCGTCCTGTGTTGACATCATCGTATTTCCACTCGGGGTGAGCGTTAATGAGAGTCTCAAAAACCTCTCTTTTGACCATCATAAAGGCTGTAGCCACCCGTTTTGCCCTTACCAGGCCCATAGGGCTCATGGTTAGACCTTCTTCATCTTGGTCTAAGGTGGCAATGTAGACTTTATCGGTCTTACGGGTGCGTGGGACGCCAGCTGCAATCCCAATATACGGCTCAGAAACCCATGCCATGAGTCGAAACACATGGTCTGGCTCAAAGTTAATGTCTGCATCAATGAACAACAGGTCGGTGCAATTGGATTCCATAAGGTCTTGCACCAAAAGGTTACGGGCCCTGGATACAACCGAGCAGCCGCAGATGCTGCCAATCGATATATCAATCCCATGTTTGGGAGCTTCTTGGGCAAATTTAGCAAGCGAGATGGCCAGCTTCAAAGACACCTTGAAGTCATAGGCCGGCAAAGCTATGAAGAGCTTCCGTCCTGCTAACGAGTAACCTTTTTCATTGTTCATTTTTTACCCGTAGATGATCATTACAGAGGCGGCATCCGTAATATCGAGATACACGCCGTTTTCAGCCAACAATCCCTCTCCTGGTAGTGGTAACCAGAAAGTGCCTGAGTTAGCCGCTGCGGGGGTGTTGACGGTAATAATTAATGGATCACTGGCGCTGGTCCCGTTGTAAAACTTGACGCTACCCGCTGTGGTCCCAGAGATTCCATAAATTGTCTTGATACGGGTTCGCTCAAGGTTATTGGCGGCCGCCGCATCTTGCATCTGCCCATCGCTAGTTCTTGGCGCAGACGCTTTTACATCATATTGCATTCCCATTTGGCTTCTCCGTTATTGGTTCTGGATCTGAAAGCCCAAGGTCTGATAACTTTACTGCATCAGGCTCTGGGGCCTCCATTCTCATCACTAAACTTTGCAACACATCGATCGCCGCCTGGGCTGCAACGGCCACATCATGTGCGTGGTCTCGTTGCTTTTCCATGTTTTTGATCTCTGAGAGCAAATACTCTTTAGTGATCTCCATTTAAGCCGTGGTGCTGACCATGATGTAGTAGTTGGTCCCGTTGCTACCAACGCACTTAATGGTGTGCGT